GCCATCATCAATAAATGTCCTTTGCCTATTACCGCCCAGCGCATTGACAGATTTATATGCTAACTGCGAAACAAAAGCGGAGTCATTGAGATTAGGCCCAATATAATAGGTAGCTGAAACGAGGGTGGTCACTGCGCCGCCATCTAACGCGGTTAGGGTTAAAACTGTTTCGCTGACAATAGATTGGACGGTGTATAATTTGTCCCCAGAAACATAGACATGCTCGCCAACAAGTACGTCATCCGTTTGAAAAGTCGCTGATGCGTCAGTCAAGGTTGCGGATATTTCAAGGGTATTAGCCGTCCCCGTTAGGCGAAACTGCCCGCTTGCTATAGATGCTTTTTGTGGCACTCCCGTTGCGGGATGGATGGCATACCGGATAGCGATTTCATTGTAAATATCAGACGCATTAATCGGCTCAATCTCAAGGTCGTATTGTTGCGCCATAGGATTATCAATTGATCCCACGACTGGCATATGATACCCACCGAGGAAAAAATGTTCCGGCGTTCTGTCCTTATCCATCGCCGAGCAGTGAAACTTTCCGGCAGTGGTAAAGAGCATCAACCCCGCTTCAAAGCAGAACGAATCAAGAAACTGATCGGAGACCTGTTCCCGCATAACAAAGTCAAAATACCAGTCGGTGCGAGAGGATGCCGCCGCCGTAAAGGAGGTTGAGTCGATCTTCCCCTCCTCAAGGTTGTTTAAATTCTTGCCACGGAGTAATGCCTCTAAAATATAGACGGGATTCCGCAAAACAGACCCACCGCCCCCAACCACCGCAGAGCCGTCTTTGTAGAACGCGGAGGAATCGAGCCATCCCTGCATTGTCTGGTAAATCTCCGGCTCTTGCTCAACCAAGGATAGGAAGTCATCAAACTCAATTTTTATTGATGCCTCCTCTATCCGAGTTTCCGGAAAGGGAGACCGATCTCGGATTTCAAGATGCAAGTTAGCAATACTGGACCAATCCTCATAATCTGCTAATGTTAGCAAATATGTTACATTACCTGCCGCCGTAGTACTTGAAGCGATTGGACTGACATCCGAAACGGTCGTATCGTATAGATACCATTCATATACACCCGTGCTGGATTTTATATAAAGAGAGGCACTTGTCATTGTGCCAATTTTAGGCAAGCCAGAAAACCACACGCGCAGGTTATTAGAGTCTATAGAAACATAGGAGGAATTACCCGGAGGGATGCAGTCATACCAGTTTGTATACCCGTTGCCGGGATAAGTCCTTGACGGCCTCGCAAACGTGATCCGCGCAGGGTCGTCGAGCGTTATGACCCTGTTGGTAATTGACGCATTGACAATTTGCGCGAATTTTTCCGCTTGAGGATACCATTGGTAAACATAATCAGTCCCCACAAGTTGATGCTCGGATGCAATCGCCTTGAGTGCGAACTTGTCAATCATTCGCGCAGGGGCTAAACTGACAATATCGCCGGCACTAATGTCGTCCGGTGTTTCGTTATGATTGCCGAAGGCCTCGGGAATTACTGCACCGAGTGAATAGGCGAACGGATAGGTTACAGGATCGAGTAACTTGCTCGGTATCTGTTTTAGTTCGGCCTTACTGTCATCCTTTATACGCAAGGTCCAGACATTATTCCGCGTGTTGTTTCGCTCAATAATACCACGGAAAACTTCTATGCGGTCGCCCTCAACCTCGGAGCCTGTCGGAAAAATAAAATAGACATAAACCTCGTCATTGCTGATGACGTGCGTATCCGTTATAGTAGACTCGGCATCTTCATCGCGTAAACGGATAGTAGCTGTGGCAACTGGGCCGAGTCCGCCCTGTTCTTTTACGCTCAACATGCCGAGGTCTATACCTCCCTCGGCTATTATCCCCTCGTACGTATTTGACGACAGTGTATAGGGTCGAGATGCCCACCGTTTTGTCGTCGTAGCCGCACCGTACTGGTCAAGGACAGCTACGACCATCCAAACGCCCTTGACCCCATCCTTTACACGCTCGGCTTCTTGTCCGCTTGATAGCGTTCGCGCCATTAGATGACCTCGGCCAGTTGAATCTCAACCGCGTACGAGTCATAGTCAACGAGCCGCGCTCGTTCAATTCCACCCGTATATTTTACGGTGTGATTATTACTATTCTCGTCGGTATATGTAACCTGAGTAGATGCACCCGAGACCGTTATATAGAAAAAGGTTTTTAGTGTTGTATAGTTACTCGCGCTTAAACTCTGCCACGCCAACGTCCATCGCTTTAGCTCGCCAGATCCGCGAGTAATCGACGTAATGCGTCCACCCATTGCCTGCTGTATGGACTGATCGAGAAACGCAAACGCTTGTCCCGGGTAGTCTGGAGCAGGGAGCGTAACGGACGGGTTGATGCCATCGTCGAAAATTATGTCAGCCATATCTTAAAACCTTCCGCTGGTATAGCCCAAGCGTTGCGGCTCATCATAGGAACGGTCGCCTATCGCTTCCCTTACGGCCCCGTTAATTGCCGCACTTATTCCGGATGCGTCAAAATCAATTAAATTTGCAACATTCACCGGCACAATCGGCAAATTAGTCAACGCAGAATTTAGCCCCGCAGAGATGTTTGGTACCATATCGAGAAAAAGAAAAAAGAAATCCGTCATCGTAGGCGGCGAAATTAGTGCGTCCGCCGAAAGGTGAGCTTTCCCTGTGATTTGTATAAAGCCGGGCGTACCGAAATTATACTCCAACGGACGAAATCCCGCCTCTTGAGTGTTTTTGGAGATAAGCCATCCCCTAAAAATATCTGACCAGTCATCAAGCGCATATTTCCCCTTAATCTGTATACGATTGCCGAAATTGAAGGGTAGTTTCTCGCGCCCATCGTAAGCGGGGCCGTAAAACATCTCATCATAGTTTTCTATCTTGCGTTTCCAGATGTGCAGTCTGTGGGATCCGTTAAAATCAAGCTCTGGCTTTTTTGTTCCATCCCATACTGGACCATATAAAATCTCATCATACGAATAGAGCGGACGTTTCCATATTTTGAGTTGATGGTCTCCATTTGCACTAAAATCAACCGTCAATGGCAATGTGCCGTCAATAACAGGGCCATATAGTAACTGATCCCACTGATCTATTTCTTTTTTTAATATTACAAGGTTGTCTCCAGAATAGTCAACGGTCAACGGTTGGGTTGTTGTCGTCGTAACTTGTGCCCCTGTCGTTGTCGCTCCGCCCCCTCCGGCGGTCGTTGTTGCTGTGGTGGTCGATGCACCCGCACCACTGCCGCCACCCGTTAGAGCGGCGCCTGAGCGGCCCATATATTGTAGTTGACGGACAGCCTGCTGGAAACGAGTATAGGCTGCTCTTTGCTCGAATACATCGCTACCTGCGCGGCGAAACTCTTGCGAGAGTTGCGTCCGTAGTGCGATCTCTTGCGCGTTGACCCGCAGACGGGTCGCGGCTTGCTCTGCCGCACTGAGTCGGGTAACTGAATTTGTAGCATCCTCTGCGCTGTCTCGCAGGTGGTCGAAAGCGTCAGACGTATTAAAGAACTCGACCGCTGCGTCTTGTAGCGAAGATCCTCGGCCGAACGTCTCCTCGAACACGCGCTCAAACTCCTCAAAGCTGTCAAAGACATCGAAGACGGAGAGGCCGAGCGTTGACCGCCGGTCAACGCTGGGGCCGGTGAACTGGCTCGCCTCACTAAACGTGTCCATCGTGGACAGCGTATCAAATAGCTGGCGAACAGCCTCGGCATTGGCCCCTGCGCCACCATCAGCCTCAAAGAAGCTGTCAAAGTCCTCAAACGATGTCAGCCCGTCCTTCAGACGATTAAATAGGGCATCAAATACATCGAATATCTGCTCTCTGCCGGCGCTGATCTCGCTGACGAACAGATCCTCAATGACGGATTGAGCGGAACGGTCTGCTTGCTCTAATGCCCTGTTCAAATCCTCTAAGGCTCGCTTCGCCTTTTCTCCCGAGTCACTTATGCTGAAAAAAGTGTCAAGGAGTAACAACAGCCCGTTAGCTACCGAGGTTATTTGTGCGGCAACATTGCCAGAGGCAAACGCAACGAATATATCCTGACCCGCATCTGCAAAATCGGCCAGTTTTGGGCTAATTCTACGAAGTGCGTCTATGGTCGCATCTATTGCCGCCGCTTCTATCTCTCGGAATGTGCTAACGTTTTTTAAATTTTGCTCAAAACTAAAAACGCGCTCGTCAACTGGAAACGACGCAGGGCCAACAAGACTCGGCTGGCCGAATCTTGTTGGACGCGGACCTTCCATTGTAGACTCTTTGGCCTTTAAGCCTTCGATATATGCCTCTCTTACAAGCTCTGTTTCTGCTTTTAATGCCCCCGCAAGGGCTTTAAATCCTTCCCCAACTTTGAACCCTATTTCCTCGGCGGTCGGCGTTTGTTCGCCCTCTGGTACGGACATCGTTGCCTGTAGCGTCCTGCTATATAACCCCGTCGCGCCGCCCGTTAGTAGACCTAAGATGCCTTGCAAGGCTATTTGCGATCGGTCTGAGAGCCAATCCAGTCCCTCTGCAATACCTAACAGGGACGAAGCGAATTTGTCGCTCACCCCTGCCGAATCGTCAATCTTACTGACTAACTTGGTGAGGCTATTGGTGACAGTCGTCAAGGATTGCCCAATGGTCGCAGAGGTTTGTCCAAACTCTGTTCGTACGGCCCCCTGTTGGGTCTGTATGGCCTTTATGACCGTCTCGCTTGTCAATGCCCCCTCTGCGCCCAATGCCCTCAGTTGGCCGATTGAGACCCCTATACCGTCTGCAATCGCTTGCGCCAAGCGCGGGGTCTGCTCAAGGACCGAGTTTAGTTCTTCGCCGCGTAGCGTCCCCGACGCGATGCCCTGCCCTAACTGCATAAGGGCGGCGTCGGCGGCCTGTGCCGATGCGCCCGATATCGTAATGGCCTGTGAGATAGTTTCCGTAATATCGACAAGCTCTTTCTGGGTCAGTCCCAACTCTTCTGAGGACCGAGCAAGGCGCGAGTAGAGGTCAACCGTCTGGTCAAACCCTACGCGGCTCTTTTGCGACACCTCAAATAGTTGTTGTTGTGCCAAGCCGAGCGCATACGTTGAATCCGTTACGAGCTTGAGTCTATTATTTATCTGGGTCGATACGTCGAGGAGATCAAAAAATTGTTTAACAACAACGGAAGTCCCGACGGCGAGAAACGCACTTTTCAGTGCGCCAAAGTTGCGACTCATGCCGCCTGTTGCATCACTCGCCCTTTTCGCTTTCCCTGCGAGCGTGTCAAACTCGCGCCCCGCTTGGTCTGCACTGCGGCCCGTGTCTTTTAGTTCGTCCTTGAGACGGTTAAAATTGTCGTCAAGTTTATCAACAGACGTTGCAGTCTCTCGCGCCGACTTTTTGATGTCGTCAAGGGAACGCGTGATTGCACGCGCTCCCTGCTTGGTCTTGTCCTGTAGCTCAATCGCTATGCCTGTCGTGGCGACCATTTTCTATCTCTTGGGCTTATTGGCTGATTTATTAGCCTTTGACTTCTCATTTATTTTTTTAATCGTCAAGTCAATATATACGCGGTCAACTGCGGATAGTATACGCCAAAAGCGGTCAAAATCTTCCACATCGTCGGGGCCGTATACCCGCGCATAATTGACGACCGAATCAAAGGGAATGCTTGACGGATACGCGCCGCCCATCCCCCCACTAATATAAGGTCTACCAGCCGAGAGTGCATAGAAGGCTTCCAAGATCCAGAGATTATCTGCATAGGGCTGTGGTCGATTGTCAAGAGCCTTACGCGATGCGGCAGTATCTTGGCCGCGTTCGCGCTTGCGCTCTAATCGCTCGGCGTGTTGCCCCCACTGGATTTGCCACTCGACGACTTCGGAGAGTTTTTTGAGGACTCGTCAACCTCCGTCTGCCTATACACCGCTTGCTCTCCGGCAACGGTCAAAATGTCCTCGCGGAAATCCTTAAACTCACTAATTAATTTTAAAGCGTTATCGGACGAATAAGGCAACGCTTTGCCCTCATATTCTACGCCTTCCCAGTCAACAAGGATCGTTTCAGCGATACACTTATTGAGTATCTCGCTCTGCACATCCTCGGGCAATAGGCCACGGTCGCGCAGGTGTCGGTGGGGCTTGAGTAGGGCTTGAAATCTTTTCTGATAAGTAGGGTTTCCGAGTCGGGCGACCTTTAGCCGCGTTCCTTCGGCCCAGTCAATCCAAACGCCCTCGGCTTCGCCGGTCTCGTCCGTTCGGTAGTGCTTTGCAAAATCCATAAAAAAAACCTCTTGTGTAGGGTGGTCGGTGGGTGCGTCCCCCTACAAAGACGCACCCACCTATCCGGCCAGATTTTTGTTGTAGGGTCTGGGTTACTTATTTACTGCTTAGGTTTGGGTGCGAGAGATAACAATCGTTTTCTCTGCGCTACCCGCGCCATGCGAGCCGCCCGGCTCTGCGGCGAAGTCGAACGACAGCATCACGTCGCCATCAAGCCCGGGATTAGTCCCCGGCTCAGAAGTCAAGGCGACCTGCGGCAGGTCTATCAAGAATCGGTCGTCATTGCCCAGATCGATAGAGAAGGACAGTGCCCGTTTGGTGAAGTTTTCCCAATCGGTATCCAAGGCCCAAGTGGTATCGTCAAGGTAGACCGAGAACGAGCCAGTGACCTCGGGGCTACCCTGCGGCATACGAGTGCGAGCCAAAGACCCCAAGCCCTTTGCCGGTCGATTAGGAACCGAGATATTCAGTGACAACTCCATAACGTCATAAGAAACCGCCGAGCTACCAATCCAGAGCGCACCAAACCCATCAACCTCGCTTGCTACGTCCTCGGCTGGCGCGGCGTTGACCGTGCCGCTTCCGGCCTTTGACGCGGCTTGAACGCGATTTTTTCCGTCAAACGCAAACGAGCCAGTTATAATACCGCCCGGGGTCTGATTGAGTGAGAAGGCATTGAGACGCGCACCCGTCATTAAGTGGTAACGGTTGGTAAGGTCTTGGTATTGCTGTTGCAGAGAGTAGCTATGTTCCGTGCTACCGGACCACACATAGGATCCTTCAATCGTAACCGCATCCCCTGCTGATTCGGTGGTAAGAGACCCGCCCGAAACGATGAGCTTGCTTGTAGCTACGCTCGTGACTTTAAACCACCCATTATTTGCAGTCTCTGTAAATCCAGAAACGTATACCCACTGGCCTTTCGCTATATTGCTTGCGGTAAAGTCCGTTGAAGATGACCCGAAGGAGTTGTCTGCTGATGCCGCTGAAATATCAGTGGCCGCAGAGACCGACGCACTCGTCGACCAGTCCGCGTCCGAGCGAACCGCCGAGCGCATGAAATCGTCATAGATTCGCGCCGCCAGTTCAAAATCGTAATTAGCTGTGGGCGAGATACCCACGCGCTTGCTGTCGGCAAGCTGTGCGTCCGAGCGCACCGTCTGCGAGCGCACCGTTTCCACGCCATACGCCATCGCGCCGCCCGTAATCGGGAAAGCCTCAAAGTCGTTAGATGGCGTTGTCCCCCAAGTAGACTCTCGCGTATAGGAGACCTGTATTTGATTACTATCTGCCATTGTTTAGTCCTCTGTTGTTACGCCATCAGATCGTATCTAAACGGCGTGTTTATGTTCACTTGATAATACGGGTCGTCTCCCTCGCGCCCAACAGGGACAACGCTTGACGCTTTAAATACAACGCCACTAATCGTTATACCGCGTAGTGCCGTGCCAACATCGTCGGCGATTGCCAGAGCGGTATTCGCGCCCTCGTCGGTTGGCGTAAATACCTGAACTAAGATATTACCAACCTGCCTCCAACGGCGATTACTCGTCCCGCCGATAGAAGCCTGTAGCTGTTCGCCCCCCTGCACCCCAATACGCGCCCACCCTTGATGGGTTGCAGGGTCAAAGTCGTCTAACGGGTCGAACGGCATATTCGGCCACGCTATCGGCACCAAAGGCCGGAGCGTGTCCATTTGACCCTTGAAGCGGGTCAAGATCGTATCATAGGTGTCGGAGAAACTC